AGACGCTGGTCTAAAATGGGACGATAAGGCCGCAACACAAGATTTAATTCGCAAGAAAATGTTATCAGGTGAATTTGATGCATTTAGAATCTGGAAAGGAACTTATTAAATGACATCGAGCATTACGTTACCCGGTTGGTCGCTGCCAATCGTTGCGGCGCTGGTGTCGTTTAGTGTCGGATATGGGGCTATGCAGGCCCAGGCACAAGCTACGGATAAAGAGATTGAGCGAATAAGCGAGATCATTGCAGGAACATACGAAAGATCAAACGCTAACGCCACTAGCACCGCGCTAAACGCCCAGGCTATTAAGAACATTGCTGACTCATTGTCGCGTCAAGAAGAGCTTGCACAAGCCTCTGATGAGCGCCTATCTCAGCTAATAAAGATGATGCTAGAGCGAAAGTAATCAAAAGGACATAACCATGCTATCTGCATTGATTGGGCCTGTAACGGGCCTTCTGGACAAGTTTATTGAGGACAAAGATCAAAAGAATGCCCTAGCCTTTGAATTAGCAACAATGGCCGACAAACATGCTTTAGAGCTTGCTAAAGGGCAGTTGACGGTCAATGCAACAGAGGCGGCGCATAAATCCCTATTTGTTGCAGGGTGGAGGCCAGCAATCGGCTGGATTTGCGGATTTGCTTTACTGTATTCCACGATTTTAGCGCCAATTATTGGCATCTGGGTTGTTGTGCCACCTGTTGACAGTTCACTTCTCACAAGTGTACTCATGGGCATGTTAGGCCTTGGGGCCATGAGGACCGCCGAGAAGGTTAAAGGCGTCCAGAGGGAAAGGTAATGCTTGCCGAGATAGCTGCTGCCAATGCAGCTTTTCAGGTCATTAAGGGCGCTCTAAGCAACGGAAAGGAGCTTTATGATGTAGCTGACCAGGCTACCAAATTCTTTGATAATAAGTCCCTGATAGCCAAAAAAGCGAACAAAGGTGGTGGCAAAACAGAACTGCAGTGCTTCATGCAATTAGAGAAGATAAAAGAGCAGGAAGCCTGGTTGAAGGAATACATGATTTATGCGGGTCGAGCAGACATGCATTCGGACTGGCTTAAATTCCAAAGCGAGTGCAAAAGGAATCGAGAACGTGCAGAACATCTACGCAAAAAGAAACGAGCCGAGACTATTGCCTTATTTTGGGCGGCGCTGTTATGGGGTACAGGTGGACTTGTGATTTTACCTTTATGCCTCTGGCTTGTGTTTAAACTATTTGGAGTAATTGAATGAGGTATTTTTCACGGTCAGAGTTTGACTGCCAAGAGACGGGCGAGAATGAAATGTCCGAGGAGTTTTTAGCGATTTTGGACGAACTACGCGACCGCTGTGGATTTGGTTTTACGGTCACATCGGGCTATAGATCGGCTACGCATTCGGCTGAAATCAACAAAGAAAAGCCTGGAACCGGAACCCATTGCCAGGGAATTGCGGCAGATATAAAAGTGCAGGGTGGAGTACAGCGCAGAACGATAGTAAAACAGGCTCTTTCTATGGGTATGTCGGTGGGTGTTGCGAAGACATTTGTGCATGTAGACAGCCGCAAGACTACACCTGTTTTATGGTGTTATTAGGTCTAACGATCGGCAATATATTGGTTATTATTAGGGCAATCTGTAGTTATTAGGGCAATCTTGATTTAGTGAAATCGCTACAGCCCTTTAAATATGGTGCACCCGGAGGGATTCGAACCCCCGACCAAGAGGTTCGAAGCCTCCCGCTAATAGTCGATTAATGCTATATAAATCAGTTGTTTAGAAAAATAATTGCCCTAATGATTTACATGTTGCCGTCCCCGAATGCCGCGTAAAACCTAGAGGCGGTTGCTTTATTAGGGCAAATTTATCGCTTGATTGGTAGCACTGTTTCGGGCTTTCTGCGATAGACTTTTTTGGTTGTTGCGGTAGAGTGATGCTGTAGTAACTGAGCAGCCTCTTCCGCAGTATCAACGTCAGACGCAACCTTTGCTCTAAGGTCGCGCTCTTGGAAGGATTCAGTAAGGTTAGTAGTAGCTAATGCTTTCTTTCGTATTAATGCAAACTGAGTATCAAAGCTTGATGTTTCGCCCTTTTGGTTAACAAGAGGTTGCCCACCACTGGTTGCGAATAAGAATATTGAATCAACTTTTAACCATTTTTTTCGCCAAGCCAGAATGTCATCAATTATTTCTTTTAGGCCAGTGGATTCTCCTTGGAATTGAAAAGGCATTATCTGCGCTTTACCACCTTTATGTCCTTTAGTTTTGTGTCGTTTCGGGAAAAATAAGCCGTCTGATCTAATGTCATTAAGTTTAATTCGCAGCAACACCGACTTATCTTTTCCGGTTGCCATTCGTAATGGAAGATATGTTTTATAGAGCTTGTTGGCGCAAGAATACAAGCAATCATATTCCCAGTCTTCGACATATCGCTCACGATCATCAAGTGAAAACTTTTTAACAATGCCAATGATTGGGTGTGTCATTTCGCATCCCCATTCAATCGCCTTTGAAAATATATGCGAAAGTACCTCATGGTCAAGATTGTAGGCTTTCTCGCTTATTGTTACCGATATATGCTCTTTGTATTCTCGCAATTTAGCGGCCCTAAACTCAACCACAGGTTGGTCAAGATCAAAAACGCTAGTTAATCTTTTTATGGAACGCAAATTGCTTCTTTGCGTGCCAGGCGCTTTTTTGGGAATCGTTTGAAGTATGTACCTGTTAAATAACTCTCGCAGTATGTAAGGCTTATTAGATGATGCCATTCTGGATGCCCAAAATGTGTAAGCGGCTTTCTCAGCTTGCTGCAAGGTGTCACCTGACCCGATTTTAACCTCACTTTTGTCACCCCACAGGTGCCTTGCGCTTTTATTAACCTGATACCAAAGCACAAACTTACCCTTTGCCCCGCGCTTTCTAAGCCGCCAGCCAGGGGGGTATTTTTTGTTTTCTTTTACTGTTCTATTAACCAATGGCGCTAAAATCCAGTTTATATTCTTTTAAGGGCTTATAGCTTTGTTGTTCTGAGAACTGATCAGACGGGACAACAAAAGACCCGTCCGGTCTTACTCTATAACTATAGCCCATGAAATCCAAGACTTTTATTTGCTTAGATCGAGTCTTTGCCCCGGTCAACTCCAACACCTGAATGCTAGAGAGCCAGAACCGCGCTTGCCTTTCATCACCTAATTTCATCATCCACCCGCTAACTTTTTGGTTATAGAAAGCTCTGAAGCTTGCTCAATTAAACCGATTGTGGTCCACGGGCCTTTACGTCCAGCAAAGCAGACTATTCCTTGTTTTGTTAGGCACTTTGACACATCAGAATCGCGCTTATAGCCAGTCAGATGTTTAAGCGCGTCAAACGTCACAAATTGTTCGTTCATACAATTTCATCCTTTAATTTTTTAGTCCTAAAAAAGCCGTCATGCTCTGGGTTATAAGCCATAAAAAGCCTAGCGTAATAAGCAATAAAATCGTTACTGATCTTAAAGGTATCACCTTGCGTTTCTATTGCCGTTTCCCACCGAATCCGATTAACGATGAGCCAGGCGCTTGAGTGCGGCAACCCGGCGTCAATGGCTGTTTTCGTGAAGCTAGAAAACATTTGATAAACATGGGGATTTTCTTTATGCCATCCCCACCACCGTTCTTTGGTACTCATTAGAATGGGATATCGTTGTCAAAATCTACTTCAGCTTTAGGCGCTTGCATGTTTACTTTTGGTACAGCGGCCTGTTGAGTGGTAAAAGATGCAGGCTGCGCCTCTTTGACAATCGTTACTCCCTCGCTCCAGAAGGCTTTGACGTTTCCGACATACGGCATTTTCATGCCTGCAGTACGCTCTTCAGTAGTTGTACTTTGCTGAATGCCACCATGCTGCCCGTACTGGTCTGGCTCTTCTGGCGAAATAAAGCAAGTAAGGTCTACTGTTCGGCTACCATTTTGGCCTTCGTATGCTCTGGATTGGTCGAGCTTATTTAAATCTACTCTAAAATTCACTGCTACTTTCATACCATTTCTCCGGTGTGTTTTTCGACGGTTTCGTTAATTGTGTTCACGGCTAGGTGAACCTGTTGTGATAATTTCTCAATGAATTTGTCATCTCGCGGGACTGTGACAAGAACGTGCGGCAGCTGAGGATGCCAAGAAAAGAAATCCCAAGTAGGGCGATCTGTGATCCACATACAACCCTGGATTTGCTGAAAATATTTTGTCACGCCTTTTTGAGGATCGCGCATATATTCGACATGCGTTCCCGGTGCCGGGCATTTTATTTCAAGTCCCGACCGCAAGTTGTCAGCAAGGATTAGTCCATCTGGGCTGCAGCCAAATTCCTCAGAATCGTCGAGGCAAAACCCTACCTGGCGCACTTCGTAATCCGTGATGTACTCGTAAGCTTTTCGGGCAAACGGCTCACGGTCGGTGCCATTTTGCATGTGATCGGACACAAAAAACGGCTCTGAGCGACCCGTTAATTTTTCTGCAGCTAAGTCGTTTATATACTTTTCTGCGCTTGCAGACGGCTTCCCAGTGCTGGTTACGAGCTTGCTGAACATGCTTGCCGATGGCCTCCCTAAACGACTTTTCAGCCATTCAGGAGAACCCTGCTCATCGTCTAAAATGATCACTTCGATGCCTTCGCTTGGAGTGCCGCGATTGCGCGATCAAACTGTAGAGCCAGAAGGTCTTTGGTTGACGGAATCTTGAAGTGTTTACAGAAAGCTTTTACATCTGCGTTGGTGTTGTCTAGCAGGTCGGTCAGCGCAGACAGTTGGGCATCGTCAATGACTTTTTTGTCATCACCCCGAATGACAGCAGATTCTGCATCATCGTCTGCGGTAGGGATACCAGCCATTGATTGCAAGGCATAACGTCTAGCATATGTTAGTGCCGACCCTGCAGCTTGGGGGTCGCGCTTGACGATTGGTAGGGTGTAACCCATCTCAATGAACTGCCCGCTGGTGTGCATCAATCGGGTGACAACACCAATGCCATTTTCATCACTAATGGGGAATTGAGTGTACGATAAATCGTTATCAGCAAAGGGCTGTTTGATGGCCTTTATCACGCTCGTAAGATCAGCATAAGAAGACTTGAAGAATGGGTTAGCTGAGTCTTTAACTGCCCCACCCATCGCCGCCTGTGCTTTACATAGTGCTGTAGCCAGGTGGTTAATGCTTTCTGATGAATTCATTGCTATTCGCTCCAATGTGTTGCGTTTGCTTCGAGGGTATGTCGCTCACCGTAGCCATTTTCATAGGCTTGAGATTGGTTGCTTTTTGCGGGGTTGCCGTTGATACAATCTAGCTCGCCTCTGCACTTTTCAATTGATTCATAAAAATCTAAAACTAGGTCATAACCTAATACCGTGTTTATGCGTCTTTCGATGCTTGTCATTTTTACAGCTCCAAAATCATGTTTTGCACAACGAGCAGCGCAACCGCGCCAAAAAACATTCCGAACAAAAAAATCTCAGTAAAATCTAGTTTATGATTATCAAATTTGTCTCGGATTTTGTTCTCATTTTTAAGATTCATATTCACCTCTAATTGTGCTTAATGTCATAAATTCTCTCGGCATAGTCGGTAGCAAGCTTTGCAACAAGCCGACCGAGCGCATCAAAATCTTGCTGTGCGATTGCGTCAATCACATCAGTTTTGAAGTACCTCACTGCCATAGAATTGGCGCACCGCTGAAAGTTGCCGTTGGCATAAGGGTAAGGCGCTTGAATAGCATCAATTGAAAATGCTTCATTGAATATCACATCGTCATCCAAAATCTCAAGCAGGTCCGAAAACTCTGGGATTGAGTCATTAATTTCATCAAAATCGTCAGGGCTTCCAGTTCTATTCGGGTCTTCACATCTCAGTGCGCTTGTAAGTGACATTTCCCTTACCTCTTTGTGTGGTTGAGTTTTCATTGTGTGGTTATTGATAACGAATATTAACCACAGTTTGTGATGAAAGCAACCACTAAATTAAAATAAACATGCAAAGATGCATTGAAAGATAGACTAACTCATGTTTTAGTTACTGCCCGGCGACAAAAGTAAAACAAGAACGCCAAAAATAGCGCAAATGAGCGCACGTTTTGTGTAAAAATAAAAGGAGGTGGGTGGCTCGTGAATCAGAAAGACATTTTGCTGTATGTTGAGCTTAAAAAATTAAAGCCTAATGAAGTTCAAGCTGGGCTGCAACTTTTTAGACAAATTAAAATTGAGCAGATGAAGCTAGAAATCCAGCAATTACCCGCAAACAGATCAAAAAATCCAAATGAAGCTTTTCACGATACCGTAGCGAGAATGGTGGCTTCGCATAAAAATAATTTTTTAGTGAAGATTAAGAGTGTTTGATCAGCGCTTTGAGAATTGCGGTAGCTTGCGTGACATCAGTATCCTGCATACGTGCAACTTGCTGCATTAAGACGTAAAGCTCTTTCTTGCTGGCAGACATTTCGGCCTCTTCGATCCAAGTTTCGGCTGCCACATTCGATAGACCAAGCAAAAAAGCCGCATCTGTTTTAAGAGCCTTAGCTAAGATAATAGCCTGGGGAACTTTTAGCTCCCGAATGCCTGACTCGTAATTCGCAATTCGGGACGTCGAAAGCGCACCATCCGTCTGTTTTGAAAGAGCAGCTAAAGTAAGCCCCTGGCTTTCGCGTAGACTTTTAAGTCTGATATGGATGAAGTTCGACATTTTGCAATCTTAACACAAAGAGTGGGTGTTACAACAATATAGAACTAAATATTACTGTAAGCATAAAATAAATATTTAACCACTTAATGTGAAATAGTATGAATATAGACTAGCGTATAGCCACATTATGTGTATAATTCTGGATATGAAACTATCCAAAAGCAGATTCCAGCAGTACCTCAGTAAGCTTGGCGACCGTCGAGCGAGTGAAGCCCTCAGTATATCTAAGC